TCAGCGCTGTTCTAAGCGCTTCTTTTACCCCTACCCTATACCTTGGCATAGCCTAAGCTTCAATCTATCCACCAGTGGACTCTGACGCAATCTGAGCCACTATCTAACACCATACCCTTGCCCTATGATCCAATGAGGCATAGCCAGTGTTATCTCTAGGGCATTATCTGAGGTCTATCCAGGCCTATCTATCAGGCCTATTCAATGTCGTCTTAAACAGTCTTTAAAGCGCGCTCAATAACTGCCCAAATTATTGACACTAATACTGTTCTCTAAAACCCTTTAAAGTAGACAATAAATAATACTTTGCACACTTCATAAAACTTTAAAGGGTTAACCATGTCTTTTTACACTTAAAATAACTTTATGAATGGTGCCGGTAAACTTTAAAAGTCTGTAAAGTCTTTTGATGTAAGTTATTGTTTTATAAAAGGATCGCGTGAAGTCTTCTGAGGCCTCGGAGGAGCCCCGGCCCCCGGAGCCCCCATATATACACAATCTCCTACATTTTACAGAGCTTTTCAATGTTAAGTACAACAAAAAGGTTTGATCGGGTCTAAATAGATCTAATAGAGGAGGCTCCCTAATAGGCAGTCAAAATAGTTTCAGGCTCCTATACTATTCACCCTTGGCGGGTTAGCTCTATTATAGAGTCGAAATTAACTTTTGTCAAGACCTATTGACAAATTCTCCACAGACCTTATAATAAACCTATGACAAATTTACCTACAACACGAGTTTTAACCGAAAAACAACAAAGCTTCCTTGATAATCTCTTAGAGACTCAGGGAGATTTAAAGCTATCTGCGGAACTTGCAGGATACTCAGGAAATCACTACCAAGTAATACAAAGTCTTAAAAATGAAATAGTGGATTTAGCCTCGGACGTACTTGCAAGGGAAGCACCTTCTGCTGCATTTAAACTCATCGAGATGATGAAGAACGCAAATGCAGTCCCACAAGCTAATATCAAGTTACAGGCCGCACAGACGATTCTGGATCGGGTAGGTATTGCCAAAAAAGAACGATTGGATGTTAACCATAATGTTACTAATAGTATTTTTATACTTCCAGAGAAAAAAACAATTGATCTGGATGTAGAAGAAGGCGAATATACTGAAGTTTCTGTCCATGAATAAACCTGATATTCCTTCAAATTACATAAAAAAGAAGAGTTCAACAATCCCTTTCGGCTATAAAACCTGTGAAATAGAAGGCTGGTTAGCTCCTATACAAGATGAATTAGCTGTTTTACATAAATATCTCCTTAGAATTATCAATAAGAAAGTATCTCTCAGGGATGCTTCGCTATTAATTGAGCAGGAAAGTGGACGTAAAATAAGTCATGTTGCACTTAAAGGTTATATAGATAAACCTTTATGGGAATTATTTCCAGATCAGTTTAAAACTAATAAAGATGGTTCTTTTATTTGTAATAGTAAAGGAATACCTGTAAAGAAAGGAGGTAGACCCAAAGGATCTAAATCCTCTTATACCTATTCAGCAGAACATAGAAGAAAACTGGAACTTAAAAGAAAGAAAACAAAGATCCAAAAAGACAGGAAAGTTATAGAAGATAAAGCAAGAAAGATTAAAAAAGAAGAAGAATTATTAGTTAAGGTTACTTCAGATTCAAAAGAAGGAAAAATAGTTACAGATACAGATCTTCAGTTAACAACCCCTTCTGTTCAGGAAAGGCTTAAAGATGCTAAAGTTCTGTTCCACCCGAATGAAGGACCACAGACAGACTTCTTGGCTGCATCAGAAAAGGATGTACTTTACGGAGGTGCAGCGGGAGGAGGTAAGAGTTTTGCAATGCTGGTTGATCCTTTACGATATTGTCATCGTAAGGCTCATCGTGCTTTGATTTTAAGAAGGTCTATGCCAGAACTCAGGGAATTGATTGATAAATCCAGAGAACTTTATCCACAAGCCTTTCAAGGTTCTAAATTCAGGGAAGTTGAAAAGGTATGGAATTTTCCCAGTGGAGCCAAGATAGAATTCGGGTTCCTTGAAAGGGATGCAGATGTTTACCGTTACCAAGGTCAATCCTATTCTTGGATTGGGTTCGATGAAATAACTCATCTTCCTACAGAGTTTTCTTGGAATTATCTGGCTTCAAGGTTACGAACAACTGATTCTGAAATAAAGACTTATTTACGTTGTACTGCAAACCCCGGAGGTGTTGGCGCACATTGGGTAAAGAAAAGATATATAGATCCTATTGAAATCAATACTAGTTTTTTAGGTAAAGATGGATTAACCCGTAAATTTATTCCTGCTAAATTAGCTGATAATCCTTATCTGGCAAAAGATGGTGCATATGAAGTTATGTTGAAGTCTTTGCCTCCTACACAACGTAGACAATTACTGGAAGGTAATTGGGATGTTGCAGAAGGAGCAGCTTTTACGGAATTTGATTATGATGTTCATGTTATTACTCCTTTTGAGATTCCAATAGGATGGGAAAGAGTTAAAGGAGTTGACTATGGATATGCTTCAGAAAGTTGCTGTTTATGGGGAACTTTAGATGTTAATGATGGAACTTTAATTATTTATCGAGAATTATATCAAAAAGGCTTGACAGGAGAAGAATTAGCCCATATAATATCTATTAGGGAAGTTGAAGATCCGTTTTCTGTAGCTGGTGTATTAGATACTTCAGCATGGGCAAAAACTGGTGCAACTGGCCCGACAGTTGGTGAGTCTTTATTAAAGGCTGGTCATAAAGTACGTAGGGCTGATAGAAACAGGATACAGGGTAAAATTCAGGTACATCAATATCTTAAAATAAGAGATAATGGTAGACCTAATTTACAAATTTTTAATACGTGTCCAAATTTGATACGGGAACTTCAAAGTATTCCCTTATCTAAAACAAATCCAGAAGATGTGGACACTCATGCTTCTGACCATGCTTATGATGCTTTACGTTATTTGATAATGAGTAGACCACGAATGGTAAGTCCATTCGATAGAATACGAGATTTAAAAAGAACAATATATGAACCAGCAGATAGTGAGTTTGGATATTAAAATATGGCAGAACAAAATAACACATTTTTAAATGCAAATAACATTTATGAAGATGTAGAAGGTGAAGTTGGAAAAACTTTATCTTTAGAAGCTAATCAGAAAACAAATCTGGTTGGTATTATTACTTCAAGATTTGCAATAGCAGAAGATGCTCGCTCATCTGATGAAAAGAGATGGTTATCTTCTTATTCCAATTATAGAGGTCTTTATAAAAGAAATATACGTTTTAGAGACTCTGAAAAATCCAGAATATTTGTAAAGATAACTAAGACTAAAGTATTGGCTGCTTTTGGTCAATTAGTAGATGTTATTTTTGGAACTGGTAAATTCCCGATTGGTATTAATGAAACTAAAATACCAGAAGGTGAAAGGGAAGATGCTCATTTAGATAATCAAAATCCGAATCCTGATCTTGAAACTCCTGATAATATAGGAAACAGACTAGAAGATGAGGTTATTAATCCTTATGATGTAGGTTATGAAGGAGATGGAAGGGTTTTAACAGTGGGTGCAACTTTAGGTGTTGGAGGTTTTGAAGATACTATCGAGGATCAGGCTGAAGAAGCAGGATTACTTAAAGAAGGTTTAAGTCCTAATCCACAGGTTTTAGAAGTATCTCCTGCACAAAAAGCAGCTAGACGGATGGAAAAACTAATACATGACCAGATAGAAGAATCTAAAGGTTCTTCTGAAATAAGGAATTCTCTTTTAGAAGCTGCTTTACTAGGTACTGGAATTATTAAAGGCCCATTTAATTTTAATAAAAGATTAAATAAATGGGATAAAGGTGAAGAAGGTGAACGAATATATTCACCATTAGATGTAAGAGTACCACGAATTGAGTTTGTAAGTTGTTGGGATTTCTATCCAGATCCTCAAGCTACGAATATAGATGAGTGTGAATATATTATTCATAGGCATAAAATGAATCGTAGCCAGCTTAGACAGCTTAAAAATATGCCTTATTTTAATGAGGATGTAATTAGAGAATGTCTTAAAGAAGGCCCAAATTATATTGAAAAAGGATTTGAGGGTCAGTTAAAAGATAATATTTCAAAATCAGAAGATACTTATAATTCTAATTTTGAAGTATTAGAATACTGGGGCATCATGGATGCTGAATATGCCAGAGAAGTAGGAATTGAATTATCAGAGGATATAGATGATTTAGACGAAGTACAGATTAATGCGTGGATATGTGGTAATATGCTTTTAAGGGCTGTTATCAATCCGTTTACTCCTTATCGTATACCTTATCATTCTTTCCCTTATGAAAAAAATCCTTATAATTTCTTTGGTATAGGAGTTGCTGAAAATATGAATGATTCCCAACAGATTATGAATGGTCATGCAAGAATGGCTATTGATAATCTGGCTTTAGCGGGTTCGTTAGTTTTTGATATTGATGAATCTGCGCTAGTCGGTGGACAATCAATGGAAATATATCCGGGCAAAATATTCAGGAGACAAGCTGGACAGCCCGGACAATCTATTCATGGATTAAAGTTTCCAAATACTGCACCTGAAAACATGATGATGTTTGACAGGTTCAGACAGCTTGCAGATGAACAAACAGGTATTCCCAGTTATAGTCACGGACAAACGGGAGTACAAAGTATGACACGAACTGCATCTGGTATGTCAATGTTACTGGGTGCAGCTAGTTTGAATGTAAAAACAGTTGTCAAAAACCTTGATGACTTTTTATTAAGACCACTTGGAGAATCATATTTCCAATGGAATATGCAGTTCTTTGAAGGTAATCTGGATGTGATAGGTGATTTAGAAGTTAAAGCTACAGGTACAAATAGCTTGATGCAAAAGGAAGTTAGAAGTCAACGATTAACAGCATTTTTACAAACAGTACAAAATCCTGCCGTTGCTCCTTTTGTCAAGATGTCTAAACTTATTAGTGAACTTGCTTATAGTCTAGACCTTGATCCAGATGAAATTCTGAATGATCCTGAAGAGGCTGCGATTATGGCACAAATTATAGGAATGCAAAATGCTGGACAAACAACTGGCGAAGAAGCTGGCCCCCTTGGTACACAACAAGGAGCTATGGTCAGTCCTGAAGGAATACCTCAACAACCTCAAGACCTTGGAGTTACAGGCACTGGCGGTGGCAACATCGGAACAGGAAATGTTCCGCTTCCAGGGGAGACTGCATTCTCTGGTACGCCTAGAGCAACTGGAGGGACAGGTGAAGGAAGCCCTGTCTAGAAAAGATGAAGTATAAAGGTTTAAAATATGAAGGGCTTTTCTGGTGTAGAGAACGTAAAGATTACTTCAATTGGAAAGATTATATAAATTATTATAAAGAGAAATCAAATGGCTAAAAAGAAAAAAGAAGCAACTGGATTACTTGTAGCTGTGTCTCCCATAACTATAAAAGAAAGAGAAACAAAGTATGGAGGAGGTTTATTAGATTCTGATAGACAACAATATCAGGAAGGTGATGAAGTAGTAGACCCGTGGACCGAGGAAGACAAGCGAAGATGGACAGAAGAAGGAGGAGAAGGAATAAATGATCCTGTGAATTGGACCGAAGCAGAAATACAACAACGCGAAAGAGTAGATGAAACTCAAGCTAGTTATCAACAATTATTACTTAAAAATGCAGAAGCATTAGCAGCGAGTTCTAAATTTGATGAGCCTCGTAATTATGGATTATTTGGAAGAGGTAGAGCTAGGAACTCTCGACTGGAAGAGTATTTTAATGAAGCTTTTAAAAATCATTTAAATACTGCAACTTGGGCTGGAACAACTCTTCCTCATTCAACCGCACAAGAAGGATTAGCTGAAGTTAGAAATATGGCAAAACAAATTATAGAAGAAAGGGAAGCACTAAAAGAAGCTTTTATTCAGGAGCATGGTCAAGAGGCTTTTGATCGACTAGTGGATAAACCATTAGGTCAACAATTAAGAGACGATGTTAGGAGTATATGGAGATCTGTTACTAATCGGAGTAGAGAAGAAAAACAAAGTGGAGGACTACTCATGTCCGATAGACAGCAATACCAAGAAGCTGGCCCTGTAATGCCTCTTCCTGAAGAGACTGAAGAACCCATAGTTCCAGAACCAATTATAGCTTCAGAAGAAGCTGTACCGCCTGAAAAAGGTGCTGTACCTTCTGAAGAAGGTAAGGTAGTTCCAGACGAACAAATGGAAGATGAATATTTAGATTTTGTAATTTCACAGTCTCTTGATGAAGAAGAAGAAACATATTTAATGGATACATTAGAAGCTGATCCAAAACTTAGTATGATATTTGATAAAATAATGGATACAGCTACAGAATTTGCAGGATCTGGTCCCGTTGAGGGTCCGGGTACTGAAGTCTCCGATTCGATACCCGCAAGGTTATCGGATGGAGAGTTTGTTATGACTGCGAAAGCTGCTGATGAAATTGGCCCTGATAATCTTCAGGGTATGATGTCAGATGCAGAACTTAGAGCAGATCAGAGACAAGCAGCGCAAGAAGGAGGATTAATCCGACCAGACTTTGAAGAAGAAACTGATGAATTAGGTCGTCCTATTAATCAGGAAATTCGGAAAGGAATGTTAGGAGTTAATCCACGATTGCAAGCAACGGGATAAAGCCACCCTAAACTAGTCCAAAGGACTACCATAGGCACTTTATCAATTTAAAAGTAAACCGAAAGGCTACCTTTACAAGACAAGCCCTGCTTATTTTGGCCTTTAAGCAGCCACCTTTGTTAAGAAAGCCCTGAGTAGGAGAATAGAAAATGACTGACAATATTGAAAGAGAGGAACAAGCAAACCCATATAATCAAAAAAAATCTTGGCATGACGGCAAGGAAACTACCTTTGTATCAGCAGATAATGCTTATTTTGAAGATCCTTCAACTAAAACTGAAGAGTCTGAAGAAGAGAAAACTCCTAAAACTAAACAGGCTCGTCCTTATAAACGACCTGATTATAAAAAGCGTTATGACGATCTAAAGTCACATTATGATAGAAAGCTAAATGAATTCAAGTCTAGAGAACAAGAGCTAATGGAAGAAGCTACTAAAAGTAGACCAGACTATAAAGCTCCTAAAACTCCAGAAGAACTTGCAGCATTTAAGAAACAATATCCTGATGTCTTTGAAGTAGTAGAAACTGTTGCTCATATGCAAAGTGAGGAAAAGGCAAAAGTTCTAGAAGAACGTCTTTCAACCTTACAAGAGCGAGAAACAGAACTAGTACGAAAAGATGCTGAAAAAAGATTGAGAAATAATCATCCTGATTTTGATGATATCAGAAATAGTGATGATTTCCATTCGTGGGCAAAAGCACAACCAGAATCTCTCCAGAAATGGATATATAATAATTCTGGTGATGCTGATCTTGCTAGTCGAGCTTTAGATTTATTTAAGAAAGATATAGGTATGAGTTCTTCTCCAAAGAAAAGAAAGTCAAATTCTAAAAAGTCCAGAAAGTCTGCTGCGGATATGGTATCAACCAAAACAACATCCGTTGATCCAAAGCAGAATAAAATCTGGACGGAAAGGGAAATTGCTGCAATGTCCATAGATCAGTTTGATCAATATGAAGATCAAATTAATCAAGCTATAAGCGAGGGCAGAGTAGTAAAATAATTTTAATTTGATTCGGAGGATATCAAAATGGCATACAATCAATCTGATCAGTATTTTGAGCCTAGCACAGATACTGATGCCAACTTTGCTAACTCCGTAAGTACGCAAGCAAATTCGTTTTTCCTTCCGGCAGTCTTCTCTAAAAAGGTACTTAACTTCTTTAGAAAGGCTTCGGTAGCTCAAGCGATTACTAACACCGACTATGCTGGTGAAATTGCGAACTTCGGAGATTCAGTAAAGATTATTAAAGAACCTTCCATCACAGTATATCAGTACGAACGTGGAAAAGACGTAACTCAAACAAAGCTAACTGACGCAGAAGTTACACTTGTTGTTGACACAGCGAATGCCTTTAAGTTCAAAGTGGATGATATTGAATCTTCAATGTCCCATGTGAACTGGCGGGAAGTCGCTTCGTCTTCAGCAGCCTATGCGATTAAAGATGCTTTTGACGAGGGCGTTATTGCTGCCATGTTTGCAGGAGTAGCCTCATCTAGCCCGAACCATATATTAGGTTCGGATAGTGCGACTGATCTTGCTGCTGGTACATTTGATGGCACAGGTAATCTCGATATCGGTTTTGATTCGTCAGAACATGATCCTTTAGATGTTTTGGGGCGCATGGCCCGTCTATTAGACGACCAGAGTGTTCCAGAAGAGGGACGCTTTTTCTTAGCTGGCCCTGATTTCTATGAGGTTCTGTCTGGCACAGCATCGAAACTGCTATCTTCAGATTACAATGCTGGTCAAGGTTCTATCAGGAATGGTCTTGTAACTTCTGGTAAGATCCGTGGATTTAATATGTACAAGTCGAATAACATTGCAAGCACATCTAATGCTGCTGGTAAATGTATCTCTGGTCATATTTCGTCTACGGCAACGGCCCAGACGATTACTAGTACTGAAGTTTTGCGTGATCCCGATTCGTTTGGTGATATTGTACGAGGTCTTCATGTTTATGGAGCCAAAGTACTTCACGACAACGCATTGGTTTCTGCATTCTATGGTATTGACTAATCTTAAGTGGATTAGGGAGTCTGAAAAGGCTCCCTTTTCCTTTTTATATAATTAAATAATGGAGAAAAATTATGGCAAGTCCAGTTATTGAAATAAGAGATACAGGACGTAATTCATCGAGGACAGGAGATGTTCGTGCTCTTTCAGATAATGTGGTTGCTTCTTGGACCTCAACAACGACAGGTACAATTGCAGTTACCGCAGGTGAAAACTACGATGTTTCATTTACTCAACCAGCAGATACGATTATTCGTAATCTAATCGCTATTCCAGCAGGAAATATTGTTACAGCAGGAGCTTCTGGTGATGATGTAGACTTTTCGTTAGGAACATCTTCAGGTGGTACTCAGATTATTGCAACGGAAGCTATTCTGGATGATGGTGGTTCTGCGGTTACTTGGACAGCGAATGCGCCTTTGTATCTTATCCAAGATTCACATGGTCATGCAGCTAATCAATTCGTTAGTACAGCAACTACAGCGGGAGTTGTAGGTGGTCCTGCAACTTCTGAAGCTATTGTTATTGCAGCAACATTGTATACTGCATCTGAGCGTACACTTTATGCACGATTAACGCCTTTGGCAAATAATCTAGCTACTGCTGCGACAACAGTTACTTACTTAGTTGAGTTCTTACACTTAGGCGTATTACCAGACTAAGATCATGCCACAGTTAGGTAGTGATAAACATCCTATCATTATGAATAGCTCTGGTAAAAAAAGTACTAGGGTCTTAGGACTATTGGGTAGGGTTTATGCTGGAAAAAGCAAAGAGAACTTTAATAAAAACTATGATCGTGTATTCGGTAAAAAAGTAGGAGAGAAAAATGCCTGAATTAAAATATGGTAGTGTAGTTCACTATGAAAATATTGAAGATATGGAAGGCTATTACGAAAACTCTGAAGATAATCAGAATCGTGATGCTGATAAAAAGCAGGATATTAAGACTGATAATAAAGATTCAGACTAATGGCAACGACATATCTTACATTAACTAATGAGGTCTTACGAGAGCTTAATGAAGTTCAGTTGACTTCATCTAATTTTTCTAGTGCAACTGGAATTCAAGCCTTTGTACAGGAAGCTATTAACAGATCTTTAAATGATATTGCGAATGAAGAACCGCAATTGCCTTTCTTTGCCTCTGCTGCCAGTGGAGGCACTGATCCTTTTTATGGAAATGTTACAGTAGCTTCAGTAGCAGGAACCAGATGGTACTTATTAAAATCAGGTAGTTCTAGTATTACTACAGATTATTCTTCTGTAGACTGGGATGATTTCTATATTACTACTATTAGTGTAAGTGGTGAAGCAGCTCCTTATGTTTCCAGAGGTTTAAAATTTATAACTCTTACAGATTGGCGTAGGTATTTAAGGGATTCAGAAAATGCAGATGACGCAGACACACAAGTATATGGCGAGCCTCGCTATGTCATTCGTAGTCCCGATCATCGTAAATTCGGACTTAGTCCAATACCTGATAAGGTATATAATATCCACTTTTATGCTTATACCATTCCTACAGCCCTTTCTGCACACGGCGATGCTATTGTTTTGCCTGACCAGTATGCTCCAATTATTACAGCTAAAACGAGATATTATGTTCATCAGTTCAAAGATAATTTACAGCAAGCAGCTTTTGCGTTGGATGATTATAAAAAAGGTATGAAGTATATGAAATCTAATTTAATTAATCCTCAACCAAAAGCAATGACAGATGACAGGACTTACTTCTAATGGGAGCTAGTCAACCTTTTTCTGTTCCACTAGGCGGTGGACTAAATAAATCTACTAATTCTATTGAACTTCTTAAAACTCCGGGGATGGCAACAAAGCTTAGAAACTTTGAGCCAGCTATTGAAGGTGGATATAGGCGTATTAATGGATATTCACAATTAGGAGATGGCACAAGACCTAATAGTTCAAATGATATTATAGGACTTCATGTTTATGCTGATGGTGTTATAGCTTGTGCTGGAACTAATATTTATTTTAGCCTAGATGGAGATAGCTGGTTACAAATAAATAGAGCGAGTGTAGCTGGTGGTGGAGATGATTATAGCACCTTTACAGGTCGTAGTACTTCAGCAAGAACATCACAGAGTACAGCACATTTTGCAACCTATAAAGGTAATACTATTTATGGTGAGCTTGTAATCACAGACGAAAGTTCTGGAACAAAGCCTTATTTATTCAAAATGACAGGTACTGGAGCATTAAGTGGTAGAACTTATTTTGGAGAACTAATAACTGTAAGCGGTACTCATTATCCTAAATTCTGTATTATACATGATCATCATTTAGTAGTTGCTGGCGCAGCTACTGCTTTGAATACTATATATTATAGTGGTACAGATGATATTAATGATTTCACATCTAGTGGTTCTGGTTCAATCGTACTGGATGATCAAGTAGTCGGTTTAAAGAATTTCCGTGGAGAATTATTTATATTTTGCAGGAATTCAATATATAAGTTACAAAATATAAATGATTCCGACAGTATTGCAGTAACTCCAGTTACAAAAAATGTTGGTTGTGTGGATGGGAATACTATTCAGGAGATGGCAGGAGATCTAATCTTCTTGGCTCCTGATGGATTCAGAACAATCGCTGGTACTGCACGAATTGGCGATATTGAACTAGGAACAATTAGTAAAGCTATTCAGCCTATTGTAAACGATATAGTTGCAGCATCTAATACATATGATTTCAGTAGTGTAGTAATACGATCTAAATCACAGTATCGTATGTACTATAGTACTTCATCAGGAGTAATAGCTAATTCATATGGTATTATAGGAACACTCAGACAAAATGGGTTTGAATGGTCTGAAACTGTAGGCATTATTGCTCCGTCTGTTGCATCAGGATTTAACTATGCAGGAATTGAAAAGTTTTATCATGGTGATAGAGATGGATATGTTTATAATCACGATACAGGAGATTCATTCAATCCAGCAGGAACTGCAACCAATATTGTAGCAGAATACCAATCTCCAGATTTTGATTATGGAGACTTGGGAACCTTAAAAACCTTGGATCATATTAAAATATCATTCACACCGGAAGGAGATATACAACCGACCTTACGAATAAGATATGATTATGGTTCCATAGATTTACCACAACCAGACGATATTACATTAGATTCAATACCTTCTCCTGCTATTTTCGGAGAAGCAGTATTTAATAGTCAAAAATTTGGAGCAGGAGAACAGCCGCTTGTTAGACAAAGTTTAACTGGAAGTGGACATAGTAACTTTTTTAGAATATATAGTGATGATACAAATCCACCTTATATTATTAACGGCCTTTATATTAATTATAGACCTTCAGGAAGATTATAATGGGAACAACTTATACAAGACAAAGTTCATTTAGTGATGGCGATACAATTACAGCCGCATTATTTAATAATGAATATGATCAATTATTAAACGCTTTTGCATACGCATCAAGCGGAACAACAGGCCATCAACATGACGGAACAGCAGCAGAAGGAGGAAACATCCATACAATCGGAGATCAAGACTTCCTTAATAAGATTGTTGCTGATAGTACTAATAATCGTTGGGGAGTTTTTGTAGAAGTATCCTCATCTGCTGTTGAACAAATAAGAATTCAAGATGGAGCTATTGTACCTGTAACAGATAATGATATAGACTTAGGAACAAGCTCACTTGAATTTAAAGATGCCTACTTTGATGGCACAGTTACAACGGATGCACTAACAGTATCAAGTACTACAAATTTAGACGGAGCTATACAACTAGACAATACTCTTACGGCTGGAGTAGATGATACGGGCCACGACATTAAGTTTTTCGGAGCAACTTCTGGAAGCTACCTATTATGGGATGAGTCAGCAGATTCATTACTATTAACAGATTCTACACCACTCAAGATTGGAGACAGCCAAGATTTAACTTTATACCACGATGGTTCTAATTCTTATGTAACAAATGCAGTAGGAGCATTAAAGCTTGCTACTGAAACAAGCGGAATTGCAATAACAATAGGACATACTACATCTGAAACTACAATTGCAGATAATCTTACAGTCACAGGAAACGCTTCAATAGGTGGTAACTTTGATGTTACAGGAACTATTGATTTCAGTGATTCAGCAATTACAAATGCTGGAGATATGCAATTAGATTCTATTACAGGAGATGGAGATACAGATACTGCTATAACCTTTAGTGGTTCTAATGTTATTACAGTTAAGGCAGCAAACGCAGATCAAGTTACGTTTACGGATGGAGCTATTGTTCCTTCAACAGATAATGATATAGATCTAGGTACAAGCTCAACAGAATTCAAAGACGCATATTTCGATGGTACAGTAACTTCAGATGCCTTTGCGGGGCCATTAACAGGAGATGTTACAGGAAATGTTAGCGGAACTGCTGCAACTGTTACGACAGCAGCACAAACAAATATTACAAGCCTTGGAACTCTTACAGCTTTAACAGTTGATGATGTTGCTATAAACGGCAAAGTCATCACAATGACAGGATCTAGTAGTGATACGGCAGTATTTACAGCAGGAACAAATGGAACATTAAGTATTGTTACTACTGACGATGCAGCTGCCGCAGCTAATATTCAAATCACAGCAGACGGTACAGTAGATATTGATTCAGCAGGAGTCTTAACTCTAGATTCTGGAGCAGCTATTAATCTTGAGCCAGCTTCAGGATCAGCAATTTTACTGGATGGTACAATTAGTGTAGATGGATCATCAGTTTATGCTACTGATTTAATACTCGGAGAAGACTCTCAAACTGCTATCGACTTTGGAACAGCAAACGAGATTGACTTTAAAGCAGATAATGCAGCACGATTAACACTAACATCAAGTGCTTTATATCCTGTAAC